ACCGCAGATTCGAGAGGAACCGCGCCTCGCGCTCCCGTTCCTGTCGCGCGGCAAACTTCACCTGCGACGGGTCGGCGGCGTTTCGGACGAGGGCGCGTTCGCTCATTACGCGCTATTCCCCAGGTTGATCCACACGAGCGAGATCGTCCCGGTCACGAGCCCAGCCGCAGTCACATGCGCCGCCTGATCGTCAATGCGCACGTTCAGAAAGGCTTGCACCGCGGCCGCTCCGGCTGTACCAAGTGGCACCTGCGCCGTGGTGCGTGTCTGGCAATCAATCGGCCCAGCTTGCGCGACGAGCGCGGCAATCTCGGTCGTCGTGATCAGATTCTGCTTATCCGTCGCGAGCGCCTGCGCGTCCGCCGTGACCGCCGTCCCGAGCCCGACATCGCCTTCAGCGGTATCCGTCCACGGCGCCCCTTGGAGGACAATCGCGGCATCGACGACCGCGCCCAGGACGAGGATGTTGCCGACTGGGAAGGTGTAGACACTCACCCCCCCGGCTTGTCCTTGGCCGGCTTCATCGGTCAAGGTGATCGAGGTCGACCGCAGCGTCAGCACCGTCCGGTGAATCAGATCATCCCCGGATTCCACGGCTTCAATCGTCGCGTCGGTCGCCACACCAGAGGTATTCAACGCCACGGGTGCCACGGGCCGGAGCTGCGCAATCGCACTCCCGGTCCAGACGGTATCGACGGGCACGGTGTCCAAAGCCCGAAAGCGATACGTGTCGTAGCGCTGGCCGTCGGCTGGATTTTCGACGGCCCCGCTGATGCCGACATCGACCACGCCTTTGTGAATGACAACCCAGCCGCCGCCGACTTTCTTCTCGAGTTGGACGTACCCCGTAAACGTGCCGGCCACGTCATAGGTGGCGCGCGTGCCCCGCTTGACCAGCCCTTCGAGACTGACGGCGGCGACGGTGAAGGTCTTCGTCAGCATGGCACTCCTTAGTTGACGGTCGCCCCGCCGACAAAGCGGGTCGGGAAATCGAGCACCAGGCGATCGAAGACACGGCGCCACAGGGAGCGGGTCGACAGGTTCGCCGTGTTCAGGGCCGTAATCAGCGTGGACACCTGGGCGTCGGTGCTATTCACGCAGGGCGGCGGGCAGGGATAGCTGAAGGCTTCGCGGACCCCACTGGCCACATGGACGATGATCACCGTAATGCGCGGCACGGGCAGGACCTGAATATTCAATTCGGCCGGCGCGTAGGTGTTGATCGACGGCCGCGCAATCGGCGTCGTGAGCGTGATCGCTTCCTGCGCGACGAGGTCACGCGGGAGCAGGAACAGGGCGAGAATGAGCCACAGACGGACGCGCATCACAAACCTCTCCTGACTTCTACTTCGCCGAGACACAAGTCCAATTCACGACCGAGCTATCGGCCCACGCCGCCGCCGGCACAATCGTTAACACGGTGGTCGTCGCGGAATAGCCCATCGCGCGGGCATTCGCGGCCGTCACCGTCTCGACACTGCCGGAGCAATGCGGGGCGCTGGGATAGGCGGTGCCGTTGAAGGTGATCGCGCACGTCGCCGGGCCACCCGTGCCCACCGTCACACTGCCCGAGAGCGGCGTCGACCCCGCCGTGACCGCAGGAGCTCCGGCGCCGCACGCGGAGACGGTCGGCAGGGCGTCGACTTTCAGTTGACTGCCGATCGCCGCGTTATTCGTGGTGACATTGAGCGTCCCGTTGGCGAGACTCCCGATCGCCGTGCGACCAGTCCAGTAGAGAAACCCCGTCGAGCCCGTCGCCGGCAGTTGCACGTCGGCGCCCGAGATAAAGCTGCCGGGAGTCGCCAGCGTGAGTGACCCCGTCGACGCAATGGTCATCGGGAAGGTAAACGCTGCCCCGTTCAGTGAGCTCCCGAACCGGAGCAGTCCACTGGGCGTCGCGCCGCTGATCGGCAGGCTGTCGATGCACCAACGGCTCGTGTTATCGATCGCGGTGACCGTCGTATTCCAGACGTGGCCGTCGAAGCAGAGCCGCGGCGGCATTTGTACGGGAATGGCGGCCGTCGACACGGTCGTATTCCGCAGCGTCAAGCCATCCGTGGAGGTCGCGGCAATGCCCGGCGCGTTCACTGTGCTCCCCGCCAAGAGGGAGATCAGACTGCGGTAATAGTCCTGACCCACGAGGACCGTCGACCCACACAGCACCACGGCGAGCGTCGCGGCAACCCGCTTCATCGCGCGTTCCCCTCGACGATATGCACGATTTCGGTCGCCGCTGCGACAATCCCGTAGACGGCATCATTGGGATAGACGTTGACGCTCAGCGCATCCCCCGCCGCAATCTCAAAGCCGGTCGTCGTCAAGACCGCGGCGGGGCCGACATAGACCGAGACCGCCGAGGGATTGCGAATCAGGACCTTCCCGCCGAAGCCAGGGGCCGTATAGAGCAGCGTCGCCGTGACGGCGACCGTCACCCGGCGCCCGACAAACGCGGCCCGCGCCGGCAGGGCCCCAAGGAGCAGGACCAGCACGAGTAGCGTGACGACCAGACCTCTCATCGATCCGACTCCTTTCATGCCGCGGCTCCCGGAATCTGTTGCTGTGCCCCTTGCACGACCCGGCTCAAGACACTGTCCCCGGTCACGGGGGCTTCACTCGCGAGCTTCGCGGCCTTCGCCATTTCCACGGCTTGCGCGGTCTGCTGCATCTCTTGTTGGGCCTGGTTGTCTGCTTGCTGGCGCTTCAGGGCGTCTTCGGTCGAACGCACCACACGTGGGTCAATCCCCAGCATCTCGCCGTAGTTGTCAACCACTTGGAAGATCTCGATCTTGTGGCGGATCTCCGGGTAGACCTCGAAGAGCGGGACGGTCGTCTGCAGGAAGCGATCAAGCCCAACCACGCCGACGAGCTTTTGCGCCTGCGCCATGATGGAGATGTATTCGACCTTCAAGGCCACGCCCGAGAGTTCCTCCGGAGGTGTGGGAATCAACCCCGCCCGGTCCATGAGCGTGTAGGCCCGGTCGACCAGCGGATCAAGTAACTCGTCGTTCGTGCGTTCGAGCACGGGGCCTAAGGTCAGCAGCTTCTCTTCGTGGCGCTCGTCGATTTCTCGGGCCGTGACAGGCTGACTGCCGCGCCGATCGTCACTCCGGGCCAGCATGAGGAACAGGTCTTCGTAGAACGCGCGCTGAATCCGGTACTGGACCTCGCCGATGTCTTCGCGGAGATGCTGAATGTTCAGCGTGACTTCGTGAATGGAGCGGAGGCCCTGCATCCCTTCGCGGGTATCCACGTAGGTGATATCCCCCGGCAGGAGCGACGTCTTCTGCGAACGCAGGGACGAGGGCGCGACGAGCGGCGGGTCGACCATTTTGTTGATCGCCTGGGCCTTGCGCCGCTGCATGATCTGGAGCTGCTTGATATCGCCCAGGGCGGTCATCCCTGGGCAATCCGTCCCGTAGGTGTCCTCCCCGGTAATGTCCCACCGCGGCGCCATGATCGGAAACGTCTCGAAGCCGGATTCGCGGAGGAAGATCCCGCGGTTCTCGCCGCGTTCGAAATGACAGCTCGCCCACGGCAGATACCGGCTCTCTAACCGGTCCTGTCTGGGCTCGTCGTTGGGCTTGACGATCCAGCACACTTCCACCGCACTCTCGTAGTCGCTCCGGCCCCACAAGGCTTTGACCGTCGGCGAGATGTTCGACCAGTCGATCGACTTCCCGTCGTCGGAGACGCCGAAGGTTTCGACCACCTGGCGCACCGTCAACTGGTAGTCGCGGACAAACGTGGTCGCCAGACCGCGCGCATCTTGCCCGAGGGCATAGGTCCCGATCGGATAGGCGTAGCAGCGATAGAGATCCTTCGTGTCTTCCACCACACTCATCGCCGCGGTGCCAAAGACCCCGAGATCCCCGTAGACAATCGGCAGGATGTTATAGAGGTTCGTCTGCAGGAAGATCGTGAGCATCCGGTTGGTCACTTCATGCAGCCACGCTTTGACCGGCGGGAAGTTGGCCAGGTCCGGGTCCGGCGTCCCGAGCTTCATCCACGGGCGCGCAGGCGACGTCAAGCCGGCATGGAGACCCGACTGCAAGGTGCGCGCGGAAAAGCGGGCGGTGGAATCGATGATGTTCTGATTCCGCTTGTCGCCCCGGTTGCGATCCCCACTCCAGAAGCGGGTCCGTCTCGGCAAGAGCCAACTGCCCAACTCTTGCCAGTGCGCATCGAACGAACTCCGTTCGCTCCACAAGGCCGACCGGAGCGCTTCGTAGCGGGTGCGTTTATCGCGGGGGTCGGGACTGTGGTACGGCGGCATTCAGGAGGTGCCCAGCAGCGTGCGAGGAGAGAGCTTGGCAGTGGGCGCTCCGCCTCGGGTAGCGGCGCCACTGAGGAGCGTATTCCCGGCCGCGGCTCGGCGACGTTGACGCATGGCGGCTTGCTGGGCCGCAGCGGAGGCGTCGGATCCGAGACGGGCCGTAGACGGAGGCGGCGCGGCATCGGCGGCGGTTTCCCCATCACCCAGACGAGCCCGAGCGGCGTCCTCATAGGCTTGGCGTTCAGGCGTGAGGGTGCCGTCTTTCTTCTTGCCGGCCCAAATCCCTTTCTGGTCTGCGAGTGGCTTGCTGCCGCCGAACCAGCCCATAGCCCTCCGTGTTGTGGATGGCACCAACAAAAAGGGCCGGCCCTCTGCTGTCGACATTC